CTAATTTGGTGAGGTATATGGCATCTGGGAGTTTCCGCATGTAGGTACGCATCGAATCACGCAAGGCTACCGTGTCAACTAGGATATATAATCTTCCTAATAGTTTAGACAGTATGCCGGGTAGGGTGGTAGTCTTACCAACACCCGTAGCGGCATAGAAGAGAATAAGTTGGGTTAGGCGCGGTAATGATTGTATGACATGTGTGGTTAGATTAACTATTGAGTCTGCGGTTAGTTCTATGGGTAAGATGGAATACGGCGCCATCACAAAGGTTCAGTGCGAGAGATTGTCACAGGGGTGTAGTGCGTCCTAAATTGTTTGGCGTCTATATGGGTCAGAGATTCTAGGGCATGAAAGACTTCTTGAAGGTACAGGAACTGTCTGATATAGTCACAATGAGTCTCAGGTACGTGTATATTGGACTTGATAGTGGAGGATATGCCTTCAGTATCAGATCTCTTCACGTCAAGTACAAAGTCACGGATAGAGTTTTGAACTTCCGCGAAGTGTTGGTAATCTCTGAAGGTTGTACCAACAAGCTTCTTGTACCTACGTTCAAGATCGAGAAAGAATTTTCCGTTGGAGTAGCTCATACCACAGAAAGATATTCTTCCTCCTATTTGACACTTCAGTTTCATCTTTGTAAAGTTACTAACGTTTGAGATTTCATCCTCATCTAAGTGAAGCCCAATACCGTATATGAAGCAGTCATCACCTTGACCCACAATCACAGTATCCATGGTTTTAGTCTTAAAGAGCCAGGCTGTGAGGCACATCATTAGTATGGTATTGAACAACAGTGTACCGGGTTCTCCAGACGTCTTCGCAGAGTCTATGATGGCGGACAATGTGTTCGATGATAGAAGGTAGTCATTTCGGATGAGATAGTAGGCTTGCAAGGCTTCCAATGGCATCCCTAACCTAATCATTATATTCTTCTCTATTTCCTGAGTAAATGCGTTTTGACAAGAGTCGAATTGAGTACCGTCCATGTACCCACCTATGGCGGATTTTGGAACGGTGCCCATAGCGGTTCTGACTTTTTCTATGAGTTCGACTTGCGTAAGTCTATTGTTGAATACTGCATTGGGTTTCAACGACCTGGCAAACCTTCTACTCATTATACGCATTAAAGTGTGAAATAACGCTACCACAGTTGGGTCCCAAGCAGAAATACCTTGTCCGGCTTTGCTAGCGTCGGTATCGTGAGACCTCGAAACTTTAAAGATTTCTTTCATGAAGAAATTAATTCTTTTATGATCGAAGGTAGCAAAATCACGCACTCTTTCAGGGTAATGTTTCTTTATCGCGTCAGTTAGTGCTTCGTTTAAAACTTGAGACTCCTCACACGAATCTTCACTGATTATTTTCATGTATTTATGTGCGAAGTTGTCTGAAATTTTTCGAGCTAATGCTTTGGAAGC